CCTAAGTGCATGGCAGCGATAGCAAAGTTTGCCCCAGTTCCAATTGCCCAAAAGTCGTTCTTTATCTTCGCAGGAATGATGGTACTCTCGTAAATCCAAATGCCATCACTTCTGAGTTCGAGAACGGTCACATCCGTATCAGAGTCTAGGTCTGCCCCAGACTCCAACGAATTGTAGAACTTTAATAGTTTATCCCAATCTCCGCAACCCCCGTAGATACTCTCTTGTCCCTTACGGAGCTTCTCTACGAGGTAGAAGGAGTCATCGCCGCTGACCATCGAATCTGCGGCAATTTCTCCCGTAGACGCTCTGGCAGCGATGGTGGTCATTTAACGACTAGGCTTAACAGTAGGGCGATTATAAAAGCGGCAGAGCCAATCAGGATTTGCTCCAAGCGCTTTAGTCTAGCGTTTATCCCAAGATAGCGTTCAGCACAGACAGCTTCGTGGGTGTCAAGTTGTCCTTGAACTTCGCCAATTGTTGACATATTTATTCCCTAGCAAGCCATGAGCACACAAGGTACGCAGTAAGAACCATCTGCGTAGGTGCAAGTTACATGATTGGATGTGACCTTTGCCACCGTCTTAGAGCGCACAATGTCATCATCTTGTGGCTTGGCAGTACCGTCACCAGCAGACATCAGCAAGTCACCCTTCTGGACAACCACGCCTTGAGCAATACGGATAATCATGTCACCCGTCATTGCCATGTTAATCTCGTCTACCTGATGAGCCTCGTCATGCGTCCAGTTGACAAACACGCCAGCCACATTGACATCGCCCTCAACATCAGAGACCTTGACCTTGTTTAACTGCTCGTTATCTACTGGGTTGCCTTCTGCATCGGTGTAGACATTCATCTCATCAAGGTTAGACATGACCGTACCTTTGAGCAAGTCTGGCTTTGTGAGCATCTGTGCCCAACGGGATAAGTGACCACCGTTGTAAGACACGGTTGTGCCAGATACGGAAATGGTTCCTTCTTCTGTACTGGCTTGACGAATACTAACAATACTTCCATCGTCAGTAAGTCTATTAACAATTAACACTTGGTCTGCCGATTGTACAAAAACACCTACTCCGCTAGGTACTAATCTACAACCAGCAGTTGTTGTATCTGAAGTGGTTTTTCCCACCAACAAATCACCACTGCTAGTGATACGGGCACGCTCGGTGGCGTCAGTAGCAAACTGAAGTGGATAAGCGCCTGATGAATAGATAAGTCGCCCGTATGCTGTTCCTAGAAATGAAGAACCTGTGCTGTCATCAATAACAAACTGAAAGTTTCCGCTTGTATTGGCTGCCCTAAATCCAGCAAAACTCGTAGACGCCGCAGCAACATTTATCCTTGGACTTGTGGCTGCTGCGTCAATAACATAGGCGGGAGAGTTTGTACCAACCCCAACCCGACCAGAAGAATCAATTCGCATCCTCTCCGCATTATCGGTATTAAATACAATGGTTCCGTTAGAACCCGTGTCCGTAACCTCTACCTTAGAGTCGCCAGCAGAGATAGATGCGCCACCACCTGCGGTAGCCCAGGATAGCGTTCCCGAACCGTTTGTTGCCAATACCTGATTAGAAGTACCGTCAGCAGCAGGAAGCGTCCACGTTACGTTAGACGCAACCGTTGCTGGTGCTTGTAAGGCAACCCAGTTAGATGAATCAGAGTCCGCAAACCGCAAGTCACTTTGCGCGTTCAGGGTTACGTCAGAACTAAATATGTTTGTACCAGAGAACGTGTTTGTCCCAGATAAGACGTTGCCACCAGAGAACGTGTTAGTAGTTCCCGACGAGTTGATATTGCCGGAGATGATTAGCGAACTGGAGAAGGTGTTGGTTCCAGAATGAACCACGCCTCCTGAAAAGGTGTTGGTCGTGCCCGAGGAGTTTATGTTGCCAGAGATAACAGCCGCCCCAGAGATGGTGTTAGTCCCAGTCATCAGGGTTCCACCGGCAAAGGTAAACGCGTCCCCAGAAGCCCCTGTCTGGAACTCCTTTAGGTGAACCATAACCTCACGGATGGCGTTGTTTATGCTACTTGGGGGACACCCTTCGTCAATGTTAATACCTTCTATGTCGGTATTAGCCGAGTTGGTTGCTGAGTATTCTGAAATCTTGGTCTTAGGCATTTAATTACTCCTGATTATTCTTGAAATGGGTTGAGCAGTCCTGGTGTTACAAACGGTGCGGCGCGACGAAGCGGTTCTCCAATTCTACGAAGACCTTCTGGCCTCTCATATAACAACGCAGACAAAGCACGAATGCCAGGTTGTGTATATGCAGCCATCGTTCCAGCGCCTAAGGCGGCAGCCAACGGGTCAATGCCGCCTAACGCGCCCAATCCGGCAGCCCCAACACCTAGTCGATACGGCGTTCCAGAATCTGGTAATTTAGAACCTAAAACCTGTTCTCCGGCTTGTGCAATATCCTGCATCCTTGCCTCACCGCGTGCAAACGCACCTTTGCGTTTAGAAATGTCCGTGGCTTTGGCGGCGGCACTTAATTGTGCCGGTGTAAATATTCCTTCTTTTGCTCCTGTTGAAGCGGCAGCGCGTTGAACTCGAATAAAGTCTGCAAACGCAGCGTTGATTTTTTGCAACTGCCCTTTGTAAGCTGGATTGGCTTCTTCTACTGCTTGGCGCAAAGTAAGTTGTACATCAAACAATGCGTCGCCCATTAAATTTTGGTTTGGGTCTTGCGCTTTTTTAAACCGAACGGCAAAGTTTCCTAATGCGCTTTCTGCCGTTTTTAAGTCCTTGCCAGAAAGAACATTGTTTTTAAATTTATTGGTTAAGTTGCTTTCAATAATCTTAGATAGTTGCGACGCTGCTTTGTCATCAAGATTTGCAGAAGCGCCAGCCACAATATTGTCAATATTGTTGATTAACGTTACGGGTGACTCTCCGGCATAAGTTAATACTGTGTCCGATGATACTGATAACTTTGGAACAATTTGATTGTACGCCTTCCCAATCTTGTCTTCTGCAAACTTAATTGCCGCGTTACCAGACAACCCTCTTGGCAATTCTGCGTCAATATTTTTTAAGGATTGGTTAATTGCGGTTCTACTAAATTCTTCAATGTTCCTCATCCTTGCGCCAGCAATAACATCGCCAACTAACGGAACGCTTTCTGCGGCCTGTTCTATTTTTTGTGTAATCCCCCCAAACGCTTGACCTGGCGTAAGGTTTGAAATTCCAGCTTCACGAAGTTTTTGGGCGCTTTCGGTAATTCTTGGAGACACAACACCAACTACTTTTTCTGCTACTGGGCCAAGAGCCGCGCCTAATCCTGTTTGCAACAGTTTAGACTCAGCAAAGTTTTCCGTATCAGAGACGGGTGTTAATGCACCGCCAACAGCCCCAATTGTTGCCGCAGTAGCCGATGGGCCAAACCCAGCGCCACGAATAGCTTGCCGACCAACCTGTAACCCGCCACTTACTAACTGACCAACGCGAGCCGCAGGAACAATGCTTGCTGGGCTGGCAATATTTCCAATAAACCGACCGGCGCTAATATCTTCTCCACCGGCTGCACGATACTGTTGTTCAACAGATTTGTTTAGTGCATCTACCCGCTTAGATTCTTTGGCAAACCAGTCAGATACTTCGTTTGGCAAAGTCCCGCCAGCAGATGTAACAACCTCCAAAAACCGTGGTAGCAGTTGCGCGGCTGCATCAATTGGGTCTCGAAAGCCTCGCATAACATCCTGACCAAAACTTGTTTCTTGCTTTGGTTGTGATTGTTGCCGAAGTTTTAATTCTGCTTCAGCAAGCGCAAGCGCACGTTGTTGCTCTAAATTCATTTCTGGGTTGACCATAATTTTTTACTCTCCGGTGACATAATGTCCCACAGTTCTTGACGAACACCAGGAGGTGCTGTTTTAGAAATTATACTTGTGGTTTGCGGAACTGCGCCCCCTCTTGCTTGAACTGTGGATTTTATATTCCCCATAATTCTGTCAAGTTCAGAGGCTTGAGCATCAATAGCTTTGTTCCCTACAACAACGCCTTTCATTGACGTTGGGTTATAAATAATTTGCTCTAAAATTGCCAAGTCTGGGCCGTTTAAAACACCCAAATTGTAGGCTTCTTTGGCTTGCATTAGCATATTCCGATACTTTGTTTCAATGCGAGCGCGTTCTGTTGGCTTGAGAGTGTCTAAACGTGTAAAGTTAGAAAGTTCATCTCTAAACTCGCCAATGGCGTTTCTAGTATTTTGTACGCCAATAACTTGTTTCTCTTGAGATTCCGACGGTTTTCTAAATTGGCTAATATCAACCAAATTTCCTTGTGTGTCTCTTGGTTGTGAAACGGCTCCAGTATTCTGGTCAATTACCAACCCGGTTGATTCGTTGAAAGAGAAAGACGGGCCTTTTGGTGCTGCGCCTTTTGCTATTCTTCCAACAACAGCGCCCGTCGGTGTTCTTAATTCAACCATATTACCGAGGTCAATTTGAACTAACGATTCAGCTTTTGCGCCACCAAGTTGAGAATATTGTCCCGTGTCTTCGTTATAACGAACTTTAACTTCTTGTCCTTTGTCGTTAAATATACTTTGAACGCTAGTCTTGCCAGCAATATCTCTACGCGTTTGCGAAAATTTACTCAAATAATCCATTCCGGCAGGTGTAGCCATTAACTGATTTGCTACATCTTGGTTGATACCACCGCCTTGTGATAATAATCTAGGGACAATGTCTTGAATTCTTTTTGCTTCCGCTTGCTTAGCAAGTAAGTCTTTTACCTGTATACCCTTTAGTGTGTCTGCTAGGGTCTTGTCAAACGACTGTTGATAAGCCTGTAATGCTGATGGGCCAACCTCTCCGATAGCCTGTGCAATGCTAGGTCTGCCCTGTCCTGGCTGTCCACGGGATGCCCGTAGCAACCCAAGACCGAGGCTAGTTAGTCCTTGGCTTGTAGCCTGTCCTGATGCCCGTTGACGTAATGCACCTGTGGGGTCGAGTAAACTGAGAATATCGTCTTCCATATCGTTATCCTAAAAGACTAGCAAGATTGACGGGTTGCGGTTGATACCGAGTGCCGAGTAATCCACCGGCAATGGCGCGTTGTGCAAGTAGGTTATACAAGCCAGAGTAATCCACGCCACCCATTGACTGTTGTGCGCCACCTTGGTCAACACTACCCTCACCACCAGCTTGTGCTGGGTTTAGCAAGCTGTTTGCCAGCCTTGCTGCTCGGGTAGCGTCACGCAAAGAAATACCGCTTGGTGTTCCTTGTGGTATTACATCTGTCCCCAAGACGTTTGGGTCGTTAATGAACGAACCCGGACTTCCAAGAACAGGAGTTGCGCCTGATGGGGTGGTTCCTAACTGCCCTACCGTCCCACCTGAAACCGGTACATTTATTCCTTGCCCGCCACCCATTCCACCTACATTTGGCATTGTTGGTTGTTGTAACCCAACGCCGCCATCTATTCCTGGTGTTGTTTGTGGGCCAAGTCCGTAATCAACTGGTGCAGAACCTAAAACACCTGGGTCTGGCAACGGCGGTGGGGTTCCGGTTATCCCTGTGCCACCACCCATTCCAGGCGCGGCAGTAGGTAAACTAGCATCACCTAGCAAGCCATAATCAATAGGCGGTAATGATGGAGTTGCTGGGATTGGTGTAATGTCCGGCGTTACGCCAGCGTCTACTGGGTAGACCTCTACCCCAACACCAGGCTCTACCCCACCTGCGGTTGCGTCTACTGGGCCTAATATCTGTTGTCCAAGATACATGGAGCCACCACTAACTACGCCGCTTTTAATTGTGTCTTCTAGGTCGCCACCAGCGGCTGCGGTTTGTGCTGCCTTTAGTGAGCCGTATAAGACCGGATTCCCTGTTGCAAAAGCGGCAATTTCTGGTAGGTACGGAATGTCAGCAATTACGTTAACAATACTTCTCGCAGCACTACCTAAAATACCGCCCCTTTTTTTCGGCGCGGTATAGGTTGTGGTAAGCGTGTTAATGCTTGCGTCTGGGTTAATGAAATCAAAGTTATTTGAAGTTGGCGTGCCTAAAATATATTTGTACCCAGAATCAAAGCCAGTACCACCAACACCCTGATTGGAAAGGGAACTAACCCCAGATATTGGTGGACTGTCCTCATCGAGTGTGTAAAAACTTGGGTTTCCTGAAACCGTACTCATGTACTGAGCAACAGGGAACAAATATCCGGTATTTATATTCCCACCAACAAGATTAGACATCTCGCTCTTTTGAGCGTCTGTAAAAAGGTTCTCGTCTATCTTTATGCGCCCTGCTGAACTCAATAAATTCTGGTTTAAAAACTCTGGGTGGAAATACTGCCTTTTTTCTTTTGTCTGCCGTAAATCTCCACCGCTACCAGTAAACTCATATCGCTCTGCAACATACCCCTTGTTTACTACGTCTTGCGGAACATAAACAAAGTCACCTTGATTTGTGTTTACGATGTACTCATAGGGGTTTATCCAAGGAGAAACCCTGCTAATAAGTAATGGGTTCTGTTCGGTGGCCATTAGTTAGAACAACCCCGCAACGTAGTCAAACGCCCTTTGGCGACCCGCCTCTGGGATTAGCCCGCCGATTGTGGCTGCAATACCTAGATTTTGTAAGGTGCGGTTTGTTTGAGTTGGAGGAATTGCCGACTGTCCCATTGGCGTACCGTAGACAGACGACAAGAAACCCTGTAACTGCTGATACGGTAACTGTTGCGAGTATTGGTATCTCTGCATTGCCTCTTGCAGGGGCTGTGCCGCAATCTGCTCGCGGGCTGCGCCAACCTGTGCCAAAGCCTGAGATGGCAAGAACCCCATCTGAAAGAACGAAGGTGCGGCTTGTGCTAGGGCTGCTTGGCTTAACTGAGCCTGTTGTTGCAGTCCGCGCTCACGGGCGTAGTCCTGCCCCACGATGTTGGCAGAAACGTCGCCTAAAGCCCTTCCGTAGGCTTCCGTAGCCCCGCCAAGGGCACGCTCCATCGCGCCTGACCCGTAGCGACCAGCGCGTGAGTAGAGGCTTGCAATGCCCGGAACGACCTGCTCACCGTACTGCTGTGTAAGCGGGCGTGTAGCGGCGGCAAGCATTGCCTGTTGGTACGGGTTGCCTTGTAAGAAGCCACCCGCGGCGGTCTGCCCAATCTGCCCTAAGGAGGATTGGTAGGCTTGCTGTGCGGCTTGCAGGGTTGGCTGCGCTCCGGTAGCCAAAGCCTCCTGTTGGGCTAGGGCTTGCTGTGTTTGCGCGGATGGGGAGACATAGGTCTGCCCTTGGAACATCTGAGGCTGTGCGCCAAAGAACAATTGCTGGGCGCGTTGTAGCCCCATCTGCAAGTATGGACTAAGCGCGGGGTCAATTCTTGACGCGCCAGACGAGGTTCCTAGAGGTGCGGGTAAAGCACCTTGGCCCGGTGCGGTGTCAGGGACAAAATTTCCGAAAGCGTCATAAGCCATATATCACCTATTGTAAAGATTATCCAACCAAAATGTAAGCATAAGTCTTGTTCGCCGTACTGTTAGCAAAGTGCGTAATTGTTGCCTGTCCTGCTTGTTGGGCAGAGACGTAAATGTTTGAGTAGACCGAGGGTGCGACATACGACACCACCAGAATAATTGACGGGGTTTCTGGTATCGCGGGAGTTACCCCAGCAGACGCTGAAACAGCCGCAAAGTGTTCTATTGACACCCCTAAGTCCGTGGGATGCCACGCAAGCTGAAAGTAGTCGTTAGCGTTTAAGTCCAAGAAGAACGTGCTTGACGCAATCATGTGCGACGCAGAACCAGAAGACTTCCTCTCCTTAATGCCAAACCTGCTATTGGAACCGGCTAAATCCGTTCCGTTCTTTCTAAACCAGACATCGAAGTCCTGAACGCCGTTGGTCGTGTTCTTTATCTGAACCGAGAACGCAGCAGAGTAAATACCTTTGTTTCGGACATTGATTCTATTTGTGTTGCTTAGATAAACACCGTTAGACAAGTCCTCGGTGTCAAATGACATAATGTAAGCATCCGACAGCGTTGTAGCTGCTTGGTCGGTGTTGTCCTGAAACGCGCCGTATGGGGCAGAGTCAGCTTCTGCCGCATCCGAGAACGGGATAAGTACAATTTTTGTATCTACGGAAATACGCTCGTCTACCAAGGTAGTCGTGGTCGCATTGCCCGTGGCAAGCGTAATCGTCCCCGTATTATTTGACTTGCCGTTCATCAGGTTGTTGACCACCTCGGAAATCTGCCGAGGATTGCCACCTTGGTACGGTAGAACTCTGAACATTAGCGAGTACCCGCTTGCTGAATCTCTACGTCTACCCCGATGGCAGACGACCAGTTGTTCCCTGACGGCTCAAGCCTTACCCTGTGGTAACGCCCGTAAGACCTAACTCCCACTCGGTTCTCGCTGTTTGCGGCGGTCACAGACGGAAAGTTTACCTGTTCGTTCAAAACCAACCTTGAGTCTATTGCCACGGAGCCAGACCCATCGTCAACAATTGGTTTGACCAACGTAATCATGGACTGATTCTGGTCTGCGGAAATATCTGCCGTGTCAATCAGCGCGGTCTTTGCTGGGCCGGTAAAGGTAATGATTTTAGCCCCCGTAACCCCTGCCAACTGCAACTTACCGCCGAGCCATAAACGCGAGTCTAGGGGCGTTTGCAGAGCATCTAGCGAGGCAGAGAAGTTATCTAGTCCTTCTAGAGTAACGGCTGGTGTGGAGCTAGAGGCGATTCTGTTTACCGTGGAATCCGCGTAAGCCCACCGCTTTGTGGGGACATGGTACATCAGGATTCGGTAGGTCAGGTCTGTGCAGGAATATCCCCACATCACCAAGTTCTTGGACGGGTCTACCGCCACACTCATAAGGTCAAGTTCTGCCTCCCTGAGTGTTGTAAAAAAGTAACGGTTTACCTTCTCCGCGCCGATGTTGACGATTTGCTGCCCGTCACAGGCGTAAAAGCCGTCGTCGGAGAGGAAGTAAGTAATACCTTGCCATTGGATGACCGAGTTGGACTCGTAGCACCCAAGGTTTCTAGAGATGTTGTCGAACTGGAATATGAGGGGAGTCCCGACGTAGGACATCCGATAGATGCTCCTGTCCATCAGGACAATACCGAACTCGCCACCCGTAACTCCCTGAACCCTGCCGCCGTCAGGAATGTTCTGAAAGTCTGCCTGTGTGGTGGCAGATACAGCCCAGGTAGCCTCGTTGTTGATGCCAGACCATTGCACCCTAGTTGGGTTGTCTGTTTGATAACCAGTAACCACGAAGTCCCGCACCACGGTCACAAACTTGGCCTTGGGTGCGTCCGAGGACAGATTGGCAAAGTTTGCCGTTGTCGTTAAGTCGTAGGCTTGGAGGGTATGCGCCTCTGTTGCGCCGATTACCTTGTTGCCGAACTGGGTGAACTTCCACATTGTCGCGTTTGTGTAGGTCGTTGCCGACACGTCGTCTAGCGAGAAGTCAGAGGAATCTAAAATGTACAAGCGGGTTGTGCCAGAGGCAAAGACCTTGGTGGTTCCAGCCACATCCCTTGCGGCCACCACGTTAGTTAAACTTTGTGCAGCCGAGTCGGAATAATCTTCCTCGGTTGGGAACGGCCCGTAGCCAACGGCTCTCGGATAGCAGTTCTTAGCCGTGGTCAGCGCACCGATAACCCCTGGCTGGTCAGGTAGCCACTCTCCAAAGGTAACTCTTGTTATTGCCATGTGTTACTTCCCGAAGATTGTTGTGTCCAAACGTCGTTTTGGGCAGAAATAGGTGTCCATGTGTCCGAACTGGTCGATGCCTGTGTCCATGTGTCGCTTTGGAAATTAGCCGCAGTCCATGTATTTGGCTGGTCAGGGACTAAAGCCCACTCCTCGCCAAACTTGTAAAGCGTGCAGGTAAGCTGTCCGTTGCTTGCCACCTGCCCAGAAACCGAGTAAATAATCCCCGCTAGGGCGTTCAGAGTGCCAGTAGCCACAACATCGCCGTGGACATCGAACGAGAATCCAGCGTTTGCGGTTAGGAACCCTTCTGCCGTTATAGAACCGTCTACAAGGCGAAGTCTTACCGCGTCTGATACTAGGTTGCCAGAGGCATTTATAGCCCCTACAACGTCCCGTAAACGCGCCGCAAGCGCACTTACCGAACCTACCGCAGAGACGCTACC